GTATGACTTTAGTGGCTGGGCAACCCGAAACGACCTTGTCTGCGCCGACGGCCGCACGATTCGCCGCGACGCTTTCAAGCATTGCGACGGGATGTCGGTTCCTATTGTGTGGAACCACCAGCACAACGACCCCAATAACATCCTGGGCCACGGCATTCTGGAGAATCGTCAGGACGGTGTCTATTTCTATGGCTTCTTCAACGACACCGAAAGCGGCAAAGCCGCCAAGCAGTTGGTGCAGCATGGCGACGTGCAGGCGCTGTCTATCTATGCCAACGGCTTGAAGCAGCAGGCCAATGGCCATGGTAAGGATGTCATTCACGGAGACATTCGCGAAGTCAGTCTGGTCGTCGCCGGCGCCAATCCCGGCGCATTTATCGACTTCGTGGATCTGGCCCATGGCGAGGGTGCCGAGCAGGAGGTCATCATCGGAACCGGCGAGCCCATTTCGCTTTACCATTCCGAAGATGGCGGCCAGGAGCCGGCAGCCGCCTCCCCCAAAGCTGATTCCAAGCCCGACGGTAAAAGCGACGAAACCATTGAGGATGTGTGGAACAGCCTCACAGACAAGCAAAAGTTGGCGATGGGGGTCATGCTCAAGCAGGCCGCCGAGGGAGGCGGACAGTCTGGCGACCCTGATCCCGACCCCAAGCCCGACGGAGCGGACGGCACCGTCACACATTCTGACAATCCTGAAGGAGGAGACAACATCATGAAGCATAACGTTTTCGACAAGCCTGACGAGGCCCAGGACTTTGCCCTGAGCCACTCCGCTCAGGTCGAGATTCTGAATAATGCCAAGCTCCAGAGTGTGGGCAGCTTCCGTGATGCTCTGAAGCTCTATGTCGAGCAGCACAGCGACACGATTAAGCATGGCATTGACGACATCGAGGCCCTGTTCCCCGAGTACAAGGACCTGAAGACTGGCGCTCCCGAGTTGATTACCCGCGACCAGGGCTGGGTCGGCGTGGTCATGAGCAAGGTCCACAAAAGCCCCATCAGCCGTATCCGCACCAAGAACATGGACGCCCGCGGCGATGACATCCGAGCCCATGGTTACAAGAAGGGCGAGCGCAACCGATACCCTGGAGCGCGATGATATTGTTGACATCACCGACTTCGACGTCGTCGCCTATCAGTATGGTGTCATGAAGATGGCCCTCAACGAGGAACTGGCCATTGCCATCATGATCGGCGACGGTCGCGAAGAGGGCGACAAGCACAAGATTTACGAGGAGCATATCCGCTCCATCTGGAACGACGACGATCTCTATACCATCCACTACGACGTGGACATCGCCGCCGCCCGGAATGAGATTCAGGGTTCCCGTACCGACATGAACTTCGGCGAGAACTACATCTACGCCGAGGCCATCATCACCGCCGCCCTGTACTCCCGCGAAAAGTTCAAGGGCACCGGCACGCCCGACCTGTTCTGCACGCCGCATCTGGTCAACGTGATGCTGCTGGCGCGCGACATGAATGGCCGCCGCATCTACAATTCCAAGGCCGACCTGGCCGCCGCTCTGAACGTCGGCAATATCTACACTGCCGAGCAGTTCGAGGGCCTGGCCCGGACCGACAAGAACAACGTTCAGCATAAACTCCTGGGCCTCTTCGTCAACCTGGCCGATTACACTGTCGGTGCCACCAAGGGCGGCGAGATTACGAAGTTCGAGGACTTCGACATCAAGTTCAATCAGTATGAGTACCTGATTGAGACCCGTCTGTCCGGCGCTCTGCACCGGCTGTGGTCCGCCATCGCTCTGGAGGAGCCCGTGAAGCCCGCTTCCGGCGGCGGTTCCAATCCGTAAAGGAGAAAGTTCAAAATGGCAAAATTTTATGGACCGGTAGGCTATGCTGATACGGTTGAGACAGCGCCCGGCGTTCACGAGGAAAAGATCACCGAACGGATGTATAGCGGTGACCTGCTTCGGAACACCGGGCTTATTCAATCTGCCGAAACCCTCAACGACAACATCAACGTCGCAAATGAGATCAGCATAGTCGCCGATCCATTTGCCTATCAGAACTTCTACCGGATGCGCTATGTCGGGTTCATAGGCACGAAATGGAAAGTGACCAAAGTAGAAGTCCAGTATCCCAGGCTGATCTTGACGATTGGAGGTGTCTACAACGGAAAGAAGACTCGAACTTCACAAAAATCTGTGTAGCATCCTCGATTGTCCTGAAAGAGGCGACGAATGCCGGGCCTATTTCCAGCCCCCTGCTGATGTGGAGATGGAATATGACTGCATCGTCTATGAGCGCAAGCTCATAAAGCCTACGTTTGCCAACAATCAGCCTTACTTACTGCACGACTGCTATCAGGTGACGCTCATTTACAGGAACCCTGACAGCGACTTGCCCAAAAAGGTTGCGCTGCTACCGATGTGCGCTCATGAACGCCATTTTACAGCGGACAATCTGCACCACGACGTATTCACCCTATACTTCTAACCTTATAAAGGAGGAAATCGACAATGAGTAGAATGAAATGGGATCAGATCGGCGAGCGCCTGTTTGAGACCGGTCTGGATCATGGCGTCCTGTTCCCCATGGGCAACGATGGCAAGTATGCCAAGGGTGTGCCCTGGAACGGTCTGTCCGCCGTCAATGAGACCCCCTCCGGCGGCGAGCCCAACGCTGTCTGGGCCGATAACATCAAGTACCTCAACCTGATGTCCGCCGAGGACTTCGGCGCCACCGTGGAGGCCTATACCTATCCCCCCGAGTTCGAGGAGTGCGACGGCTCTGCCGAGGTCGCTCCCGGCGTGACCATCGGTCAGCAGAACCGCAAGATGTTCGGCCTGTCCTACCGCACTCTGATCGGCAACGATGTGGTCGGCCAGAACTACGGCTACAAGCTGCATCTGGTCTACGGGGCCCAGGCGTCTCCCTCCGAGAAGAACCGCCAGACTGTCAACGACAGCCCCGAGGCTACCGCCATGAGCTGGTCTCTGACCACCACTCCCGTGGACGTCCCCGGCTACAAGGCCACCGCCCACATGACCATCGACTCCACCAAGACCGACAAGGCCAAGCTGGCCGCTTTCGAGGACATCATCTACGGTAAGGATGCTGATGGCGATAACGCCGCCGTTGAGTCCCGGCTGCCGATGCCCGAGGAGGTCATCGCGTTCTTCAAGGAAGTCCCGCCCGCCGGCTGATTTCCCGCGCAACATCCGTATCCTGCGAAGCGGGGCTCTCTTCACCGAGGGCTCCGCTTTCTTTAATTTTTGAAAGGAGAATCTTCCAATGCTGAAAAGGACCTTTAAGTTTGTTGACTACAACGGCAATCCCCGCACCGAGGACCACTACTTCAATCTGACCCAGGCCGAGGTGACCGAGCTGGAGCTCTCTGTGGACGGCGGCCTCACCGCCATGATTAACCGTGTCGTTCAGGCGCAGAACGGCCGGCAGATCATCGACACGATGAAGGACATCATCCTCAAGTCCTACGGCGTGAAGTCCCCAGACGGCCGCCGGTTCATCAAGAACCAGGAAGTCCGCGATGCTTTCGCTCAGACGGAGGCGTACAGCCAGTTGTTCATGGAGCTGGCTACTAACGCCAAGGCTGCAAGCGATTTCGTCGCCGGCATCATCCCGGCCAAAGAGGATGTGGCATCTGACGCTGAGACGCCTGCCCTCCCCGGCGGTTCTGACGCGCCGTCTCCGGCCTGATCCTTATAAGGGAGACCGGAAATGCTGGAAATTACGATTCCTGAAACCGAGCTGTTTGACGGCGTCGAAACTTTCATCCCTGTAAAAGAGCAGACGCTTCGATTGGAGCATTCGCTGGTCTCACTTTCAAAATGGGAGTCGAAATGGCATAAGCCGTTTCTGTCAAAGAAGAGAAGAACGATGGAGGAGTCCATTGACTACGTTCGCTGTATGACGCTGACGCAGAATGTGGACCCCTCTGTTTATAGGGCTATTACTCCGGAGATTTTGCGGGAGGTAGAAGCCTATATCGACGCTTCCATGACGGCTACCACCTTTCACAACATGAAGAAGAGTACGGCCAGCGAACCGAGAGTAACTGCTGAAATCATCTACTACTGGATGATTTGTCACGGCATTCCTTTTGAGTGCCAGAAGTGGCATTTGAACCGGCTGCTCACGCTTATCAACGTCTGCAACGCAAAGAGCCAGAAGCCGCAGAAGATTCCCAAGGCGGAGCAGATCGCCTACAACAAGAGACTCAATGCGGCGAACAAGAGAAAATGGAACACGAGAGGGTGATGCTATGTCCGAGAAGACGATTTGGGAGTATCTGAAAGCACAGGGGCTTACCGATGCCGGCGTTGCTGGTTTGATGGGTAATCTCTACGCCGAGAGTGGGCTTCGCCCGAACAATCTTAAGAACAGCTACGAGGGTAAGTTGGGGATGGCCGACGCCGAGTATACCGAGATGGTCGACCGAGGCACCTATGCCAATTTCGGAAATGACCGGGCGGGCTATGGTCTCGCTCAATGGACATATCCCAGCCGAAAGGCTGCTCTGTTGGCTTACGCCAAGGCCGTAGGGAAGAGTATCGGCGACCTGGAAATGCAGCTTGGTTTTCTGATGCAGGAACTTTCCGCTGGTTACAAGACTGTGCTGAATATTCTGAGAACAACTGTCAGCGTCCGAGAGGCATCCGACATCGTTCTCCTCCAGTTCGAGCGTCCCGCGGACCAGAGCGAGGCAAGGCAGAAGCAGCGGGCTGAATATGGCCAGAAGTATTTCGACAAGTATGCAAAGAAAGGAGACGGCATTATGGGATTCACCAATAGTTCCCTGGCTACGGTCAGGATGATTTCCCCGAACCGGACGCCAAATCGAAACCACGTTATCGACACCATCACCATCCACTGCTTTGTTGGGCAGGTGACTGCGAAGCGCGGGTGCGAGGTGTTCCAGCCCAGCAGCAGGAAAGCCTCCTGCAACTATGTTGTTGGGTATGACGGCTCTATTGGTCTGTGCGTCGAGGAGAAGGATCGTTCCTGGTGCTCAGGTGGCACCGACAAAAAGGGTAACCCCATCCGGGTAAACGGCATCTCCGGTTCGTCCAACGACTATCAGGCCGTGACCATCGAGGTGGCCAGCG